CGAATATGCGATTGATGAAATGCGCGAAACACAAACCGAAACCGAAGTAGTATTGCCGGCATGATTAGATTAACCCCTACATCGATCACGGTTGACGCGGCGGCGGCAGACGGTTTGCCGTCGCGCTCAATCACAGGCGTCGCCGTTACTTACGACGAAACAGCAACCGTTTTAGACGGCACAAAAGTAAGGTTTTTGCAAGGCTCGTTGCCGGTCACGGGCCGCGACCCAAAACTGTATATGCAACACGACCCGAACCAAATCGTTGGCAAAGTCGTCGAGCGCGTCGACACGGCGCAAGGCATGATGTTCACCGCCAAAATCAGCGCTACACGGCTAGGCGACGAAGCCTTAACGCTGGCCAATGACGGCGTGATCGACGCCGTGTCGGTCGGCGTAACCCCCACAAAATTTAGGTACGACGACGAAGGCGTAATGATTGTAGAGGCGGCCACATGGCAGGAATTATCGCTGGTCAGCGAAGGCGCGTTTAGCGGCGCGGTCATCACCGATGTCGCCGCCAGCGCACCCGACGACCCGGCCGCAGAGGGTATCCCACAAACCGAACCCGAAGCCGATATACAATCAACACAACAACAAACGAAGGAACCCGAAATGACCGACAAAAACGAAACCCCAATCGTCGAAGCCGCAACCGCGACCGTCGACAAACTTTGGGCGCAACCAGCGCGCGAATTCAAAATGCCGTCACCCGGCGAATACCTAGCGGCAATGCACATCGGCGGCGACACATACGCAAAAGTCAATCAAGCGTTTCAATTTGCAAATCGCAAAAACCAAAGCGCGTTGCAAGCCGCCGCAGGCGACATTCTCACCACCGACACACCCGGCCTTTTGCCGGTGCCGGTGCTTGGGCCGCTGTTCCAAGATTTAAATTTTGTTCGCCCGGTCGTCACGGCGTTAGGCGCTCGCGCCATGCCGAACACGCCGAGCAAAACATTCATTCGACCAACGATCACGACGCACACCAGCGCCGCAACACAAACCGAAGGCGCCGCCGCATCAGCGACGACAATGGTCATTGCGTCAAATGTTGTTACAAAAACGACTGTTGCAGGTCAAGTCACTTTGTCCGTGCAAGACATGGATTTTACCGACCCGGCCGCAATGAACCTGATTTTGAACGACCTTGCAGGCGAATACCTGATCGCAACCGACAACATCGCGGCCGACAACATGGTCGCCGGCAAAACGGCGTCAGGTTCGACATGGACGGTCACGGCGGGCAACCCGACCACGCTGGTCAATTCGTTGTTCGACGCGGCGCGCGAAATTGCCGAGGACAGCAACTATTTCCCGACGCACCTGTTTGTTTCACCCGATGTTTGGGAAAAACTTGGGTCGCAACTTGACAACAGCCTACGCCCGTTGTTCCCGGCCGTAAACGGACAAAACTTTGTCCAGCAAAACGGACTTGGCACGGCGTCGGGCAATTTGACCTACAACGCGATGAACCCGCTAGGTTTGCAACTTGTCGTCGACAACAACTTTGCGGCAAGCACAATGCTTGTTGTTTATGCGCCCGGTTTCGAGGTGTACGAACAGCAAAAAGGCATTTTGTCGGTAGAGGTACCGTCGACGCTCAGCCGCACATTTAGTTACTACGGCTATTTCGCCACATTCGTCGCCAAATCGTCGTTTATTCAATCAATCGCAATCGCCTAATCGTGGGCGGCCAAACCGCCTATGGCAACTTATAAATCGTCCAGCAAACAATTGCTAGACAACTACGCGGTCGTCGCCACGCTTGAGGCGACCGAAATTGCGTTGGGCGAATCGGTCGCCGTGTCAGGTTTGGGCGCGCCGTTCAACGGCACATTTACGGTGTTGGCGTTGCCGCAATATTTGTTCGTCGGCGTCGACGCGACAACCGGCGCGTTCATCTACAACGAAAATGTGCCGGTCGCAAACCAATTTTTGTACGCCTGCACGGGCGCCAATGTCGAATTCGTCGTAGATTTCGCCGGCACAATCACCTACACGCAAACCTGCACATGGATAACGGCGGGCGACATCGAGGATTGGATCGGCATTGGCACGGCGACGGCGGCCGACACGACATTTTTGACAATATGCGCTGAAGCCGCCAACGCGTTTTGTTACAGGCGCCGACAGGAGGTCGGATATTTTGACAGCCTGACGACCGTGCCTAGTCAAGATGTTAAATTGGCAACACAAATGTACGGCGGCGCCCTGTACCGTCAACGCGGTTCGATCACTGATTTCGCGTCGTTTGACGGCATGTCAACCGGGTCGACAAACGGTTTGTCGCCAATAGTTAAACAACTTTTAGGTGTTGACCGACCGCAGGTTGCCTAATGCCCGTCGCGTTCACCGACCTGTTCAACGAGGCGTTGGACGATTTAACGGCCACGCTGGTCGCCGTTACGGGCATGCCGGCTGTTGTCAACGACCCGCGCAACATGCAACCGCCATGCGTTTTTATTGACGCGCCGTCATTCGACGCATGGAACTACAACATCGTTAAACTGATGTTTCCGGTCAAAATCGTGACGCTTGGCCCCGCCAACCTTGACGCCCAACGCTCATTGCTAAACATTATGTCTAAGGTTTTGGCCGCCAACATTGCCGTCACGGACGGCCGCCCAACAACTACGCTTATAGGCGGCGTCGAATATCCAAGTTACGAAGTGACCGCGAATGTTCAGGCGCAAACGGCATAAAGGACAAACATGGCCAATTACATAGTGACATCAAACAGGCTGGTCGGATACGACCCGGGCGATGTGATCACCGACGCCGACCTAGAGGGCGCCAACATTGACGCGCTGATTGAGGCAGGCCACCTATCCACGCAAAGCGCAAAAAAACCTGCTAAAACTAAAACCATAGAAACAGAGGACTGACATGGCAACAAGCGTTTATCTATCGAACCCGGTCGTGACGATTAACAGCGTGGCGCTAACCGACCAATGCACGAGCGCGACGCTCAACTATGTTTTGGAACAATTGGAAACGACATCGTTTGGCGACACGGCCCGCAAATATGGCGCATCGTCAATTGTGTCGTTGGAAAACAACAGCGTCGAGGTCGAACTGTACCAATCGTATGCGGCCAGCGAAACCGAGGCGACAATCTACGGTTTGGTCGGAATACAAACAAACATTGTTATTGCGCCCGCGTCAGGTGCGGCGTCGGCAACAAACCCGATCTATACGCTGACGGGCGCCTACCTTGAAACGCACACGCCGATCAACGCGTCATTGGGCGAACTATCAACCGTCACGCTCACATTTACGGGCGGCAAATTGACTAAAGCGGTTTCATGATCGCGCGGCCCCGGCCGCTGAAAACGACAAAAACAAGCCGGTTTAATCAAAGCCGTACAGGGAAAGGGCAAACATGCAATTGACATTAAAAGCCGAATTTTTGGACGGCCGCGACCCGGTGATCGTCGAAACGACATTGTTTTGTACCGTGTTGTGGGAACGCAAATACAAGCGCAAAGCGTCCGAACTAGGTACCGCTATAGGTCAAGAGGATTTGACCTATTTGCATTACGAGGCGTCAAAACTGTCGGGTATCACCGTGCCGGCCGTATTTGACGATTATTGCAAAATGTTAAAATCATGTTTGCCTGAGGCGGTCAACGACCCAAAAGTCGACGCGGTAGTTACCGCTACGGATTAGCGCAAATTTTGGTGGCGACCGGATTTTGGCCGAATGAAATATCATTTGAAATAGACGACATGAACACCGTAATCGAATTGATTAACAAAGATCGCAAGGCCCGCAATGGCTAGAGGCGAAGCAGGCATCGACGCGACCATAGAGGTCGTCGGCATAAAAGAGGCGTTGCGCGTGTTGAACACGATTGACAAAAAAGCGCGCCGCGACCTGACGAAAAACTACAAAAAAATTGTCGAGGTGGTCGTGCAAGATGTCAAGGACAGTATCCCGTTTGGCCCGCCGTTGTCGGGCATGGCTAGACGCTGGAACGCCCGCGGCACATTCGAGGTGTTTCCATACGGCGAACACGAACCGACAGTAGTCGCGGGCGTGTCGGGCAAACGCTTAGGTTCGTTTAGAGGATTTGCGACAAATTTGGCGACATTTTTTATTCGGTTTAACGGGCCGTCCGCGACGATTATTGACATGTCCGGCAAAGGCAAAGTGCCTACAATGCAGGGCGCCCAAATGGTGCGGGCATTGACGTCAAAATATGGCAAACCGTCGCGCATCATGTGGCCGGCGTGGGAACGGAACAGCGCGAAAGTAATTGACGAAATACGCGATTTGGTCGATGATCTTATGGAACGCGTCAGTAAGGAAATGCGCTAATGGCTGTATCCATACCAATTGTCACCGAGTTTGACGGAAAAGGATTGCAACGCGCAGTCGCCGAATTTAAACAACTTGAGGGCGCGGGCGCCAAAACAGCGTTTGCCTTAAAAAAAGCGATGTTGCCGGCCGTTGGCGCTTTGGGCGGTTTGGCAACCGGTCTAGGTTTGGCGACCAAAGCGGCGGTCGAAGATCAAAAAGCCCAAGACCTGTTAGCCCAACAATTACGCACTAGCGCCGAGGCGACCGACGACGCAATTGCCGCCAATGAGGTTTTTATTTCTAGCCTGTCGCGGACATTTGCGGTTGCCGACGATCAACTAAGGCCCGCTATGGCGAATCTGGTTAGGTCGACAGGTTCGGTTGAGGCGGCGCAAGGTTTGATGAACACGGCGTTAGATATTAGCGCGGCGACGGGCAAAGATTTGGAAACGGTGACGCTGGCGTTGGGCAAGGCGTTTAACGGCCAAACGGCCGCGTTGACGAAACTTGACCCGTCATTACGGGGCGTGATCGACAGCGAATCGAGCATGGACGAAATAACGCAAGCGTTGGCGGTGTCGTTTGGCGGGGCGGCGGCGACGGCCGCTAATTCGTTTGAAGGTCGCATGACCGGCCTAAAAATATCTATGGACGAAACAAAAGAATCGATTGGCGCCGCGTTGTTGCCGGTGCTTGAAAAAATGTTAAAAATCCTTGAACCGTTGGCATATTGGGCGCAAGAAAACTCAACCGTGTTTTTGATCATCGCGGGCGTAATCGGCGGTTTTGCGGCCGCTATCGTCGTGGCAAATTTTGCGATCAAGGCTTGGACGGTCGCAACGCAAATTGCTACGGCGGCGCAAGCGGCGTTCAATTTTGTCATGTCGGCAAACCCGATAGCGCTTGTCATCATCGGCATTGCGGCGTTCGTCGCCGCGTTGGTGATTCTTTACAAACGATTCGAAGTCGTGCGCGAGGTCGTTGACACTGTGTTTGACGCAATCAAAACGGGCGTGACCGCCAGCCTAGATTTTTTGACCGACTACATCAGCGGCGTGTTAAACATATATCGTTCAATATTTAATTCGATAGCGAAATTGTGGAACAGCACGATAGGCAAATTGTCGTTTACATTCCCTGATTGGGTGCCGGGATTTGGTGGCAAAGGTTTCGCGGTGCCGAAAATACCGATGTTGGCCGAAGGCGGCATAGTGACCGCGCCGACGCTGGCGATGATCGGCGAACGCGGCCCCGAAGCGGTCGTGCCGTTGAATCGAAACGGCGCGTTCGGCAACATCACGATTAATGTGACGGGTGGTTTGGCGACCAGCGCCGAAATCGGCCAATCGGTGGTCAACGCGATTAGGGCTTACAACAGGTCGGCAGGGCCGGCACAAATACAGGTCGCCTGATGCCCGGCACAGCGATAGTCGGCGCCGGCAACTACACGCTGGAAATCGACACAGGTTTCATACAGGACGCGTTTTTGTTGGACGAAACACCCGAAGGCGTGTTGGACAACACGACCTATGTTTTGGACGGCACGACAAATTTTGCCGATGTCACAACGGGCGTCGACACTATGACGATCAAACGCGGGCGACGCGATCAAGGCGACCAATTTAGCGCCGGCACGATGTCGTTTAACATGCTTGACACAACCGGCATATTTAACCCGTTTGACACATTGTCGCCGTACTACGACCCGACCGAAGCGCAACCCGGTTTGGCGCCGATGCGCCGCGTCAGGTTCGCCCGCTACTCAAGCGCCAATGTTAAAGAATATTTGTTCAACGGCTACATTGTAAATTACGACTACAATTTTGCGCTGGGTGGCATTGACACGGTGACGGTTTATTGCGCCGACGATTTCTATTTATTGTCGCAAACATTTTTGGACGAATTTAATGTGTCCGAGCAACTATCGAGCGCCCGTCTGTCGGCCGTGCTTGATTTGCCCGAAGTTGATTTTCCTGCCGCGCAACGCAACATCATAACAGGCACCCAAACATTGGGTGGCGCGGCGGCGTTCACGATACCGGCAGGCACCAACGCGCTTGAATATTGCAATCGCATAAACCTTGCCGAGCAAGGCCGTTTGTTTATGGCGCGTGACGGCGATTTGACATTCCAGCCGCGTGTGGGCAACACGCTTAGCGCGTCGGTCGCCGATTTTCACGATGACGGCACCCAAACACCCTACGATCAGGTCGGCATATCGTTCGAAGCCGATCAGGTCGTCAACCGGGCGGCCGTCGCCATTGTCGGCGGCAACCAGCAAATTGCCGACGACGCCGCAAGTCAGGCAAAATATTTTATTCAAACAATTAGCATTACCGACAGCCTGTTGCACAACGACACGGCGGCGGCGACATTGGCAACCTACCTGCTTGAACCCGAACCCGAACCCCGGTACACATCGGTCGGCACAAACTTAAACAAATTAACGACCGCGCAACGCGACGCGGTGGCAATAGTCGACATAGGGCAAACAATTACGATTGAAAAAACTTTTCCGAGCGGCGCCGGCACGACCGAATTGGCGCAGGAATTAAGCGTCGAGGGCGTCGAGCATACGATTACGGTCGGCAACGGTCATTCAATCATGTTTTTTACCGCGCCGACAACGATTGTTTATGAACTTATTTTGGACGACGCCACATTTGGCATCATCGATTCCGACAATGTTTTAGGATAAAGTAGGCGACATGACTACACCGTTTCCATTTGTGGCCGGGTCTGTGTTGACCGCATCCGCGTTAAATAACATTAGCACTCTGGTCATCAACGACAAAACCGACAGTTACACGCTGGTAATCGGCGATCTTGGCGAGCGCGTAATTATGAACAAGGCGACCGCGACAACAATCACCGTGCCTAACAGCGTGTTTGCGGCAGGCGACATGGTTTTTATAGCCAACAAGGGCGCAGGCACATCGACGATCACGGCCGGCGCGGGCGTAACAATTAACACAGGTGGTTCTTTAGCATTGGCGCAATACGGAGGCGGCACACTACTCGCATTGTCGGCGTCAACCTTCATATTTTTTCCCGGGTCAGGGGGTTTAGGTTACGGCACGGCGACGGGTGGCATAGGCGCACCGACAGCCGTGACGATTAGCGGCGTGAACTACGAATATTTAACTTTTAACGCCACAGGTGTTTTGACAATTACCAAACAGGGTTTTTTCGATTATTGTTTGGTCGGCGGCGGCGGCGGCGCGTTCAAGGTTGCCAGCGGTTTATCTGCAGGTGGTGGCGGTGCGGGTCAAATCCTTATCGGAAGCATTTATCTATCGTCAAACCAAACGGTCACGATCGGCGCGGGCGGTTCGTTTTTTACTTACAACACGGGCGCATTTACCGAGGGCGGCACGACGAGCATCGGCGCAAGTTCACCGTTTAGTGTCGCCGCGTTGGGAAACCTTGCTACCGAAAAAGAAACAGGCTCAGCGGTGAGCGGGATTTATGTCGGCGGCGGTGTCGGTAGTATTGGCGTACCGTCAGCACAAACCGAAAGCGCATACATCGGTTTTAGATCAGGCGACGGCGCTAGCACAGGCGCGTCGGGTGGCGGCGGTTCGACCGCTAGAGGCGGCAACGGAAGTAGCACGGTCGGGGGAAGCGGTGGCGCTGGTTTTGATGTAAGCGCATTTATCGGCGGTAGCGCATTGCGTAAAGCAATGGGCGGCGGCGGCGGCGGAAGCGGCACCGGTGGAACAGCGGCGACTGACGGGGTGGCCGGCGTTACGACGACAACACCAAACAACGGAAATATCAACAGCGGCGGCGGGTCGGGCGGCGGCCACGGCAACATCGTAAACGGCAACGGCGGCAGCGGAATTGCATACATTCGGTATCGCACCTAGAAAGTTTTTACATGGCACATTTTGCAAAAATAGAAAACAACATCGTTCAACAGGTGATCGTCGTATCAAACGACGATTGCGGCGGCGGCGATTACCCTGAAAGCGAACCTATCGGTCAGGCGTTCATCGCGTCATTGGGCATACCGGGCGAATGGTTGCAAACGAGTTATCACGCTAATTTCCGTGGTTGTTACGCGAGCGTCGGCTGGACATACGACGCACAATCAAACGAGTTCGTGCCGCCGCAACAAACACAACCGGTAGAGCCGTGACATGGTTGGCAAAAAAATAAACAAAAAAAACAGGCAGATTGGCGACCAAACCACAAAAGGCGGCCTGATCGGTTTGTTCATATATTTCGCCACAACGAACAATGTCGACCCGGCGCTGATCGCCCTGCTTGTGCCGATTATTTCTAGCGTGCTTGCGTGGATATCGACAAAGATCGGCGACCCCGATTTAGCGTGCTTGTTTATACCCAAAGACAAAAAATGACGCGACCGTACACGATCAGCAAACAGCCGGTCGTGACCAGCCCTAAAGCGGGCATGGCGAAATGGGTTGAGTTGTGTTGCAAACATAGTGACGGCAGTTTGTGGAATAACGGCGTGTGGGTCGTGCGCGACATGCGCGGCAAACCGGGCGTCGTCAGCAACCATGCGCGCGGGCTGGCCGTCGATTTGTCGTACAGGTGGCAGGCGCAACAAAAACGCGGCAGGCAAGACGGCCGCAAAGTGTCGCTCGCTTACGTAAACAAATTGCTGGACAACGCCGACACGCTCGGCATACAACTTGTGATCGATTACGCGTTGAACAGGTCGTGGAAATGCGACCGCGGCACATGGATAGGCGGCAAATTTGACAGCGGCGATTGGTGGCATATCGAGGTTGACCCGCGACTGGCCGACGACCCGCAGGCCGCAAAACAGGCATTTCGAGCCGTTTTTGGGGTATCCCCCACACGACCGACGCAACCTGTTTAGGCTGGTCACCTACGGGAAAGTAGGTATCTATGACAATATTTGGCAAGATTGCTATTTCGCTGTTGATCAGCCTTACATCGGTTTGGGTGTTGCAAAAACCCCCCGCGCCGACCGACGACGAGCGCCGACCAGCGCCCGTAACCGTGTGGCAGGGCTCAGAACCAGCGTCACCGCAACCCCCGGCCACCACCCCACAACCGCGTCAAACGACCCCTATAACGCAAATAGACGCGTGTGGCGCGGTGTTTCACATGGCCCGGTATGTCGGCTGGCCTGAACATGAATTGGCGACGGTCGTGGCGGTCGCCTACCGGGAAAGCCGATGCCAGCCGACCGCGTTTAATCCGCGCGACCCAAACGGCGGGTCGGCCGGCGTTATGCAAATTAACTACTTTTGGTGCAAACCGTCGCGCTATTTTCCCAACGGCTACATGCAAGCATACGCCCTGATCAAAACATGCGACGACCTGTTTGATTTAGAAACTAATTTGCGAGCCGCGCTAAACATCTACCGTTACTCAAACGGCTGGCGGGCATGGTCACTATAAAACACCTAATTTTGGCGACGGTGCTGACCGCGTACACCTATGCGCTATTGTTTTTTGCAACTAAGGGAAAGAGGAAAGATGACCGACAACCGTAATTTTGTGCATGATTTTTCGCCGGGTGATTGGGCGCAACTAAAAGCGTTGCAAACCGTGATGAACGAAATATTGAACAACAAAGTGCCGCTAGTCGAGCCGGCTGATTTGTTTACAAAAAAAGTAATTAGGGAACTAGAGGAACAAAAACACAACTACATTATTGATGACGGCGATTTGTGTTTAACAATTGACATGGCGATTGTCGAATTGCGGGTGCAACGCGACATGTTAAAGGCATACCGCGAGGAAATACGAAAACAAGACACAAAGATCGCCGAGCAATACACCGAAATACAGCGCCTTGAACGGTTGGCCGCCAATGTGGAATAACATTATTGAATTGGACGACGCCGATTTTGAACGATGCGCCGAAATCACCGAACGGCGCCAACAAGAAAGCAACGCATCAAAACATCAAACCAAATACGGCCAACCGATGAATTTGACATTTGAACACACTTTGCAAGGCGTGTTGGGTGAACAATGCGTTGCACATTATTTTGAACACGAATACAAACATACGCCGTACGACAAAAACGCGCACGACATACTTGGCTACGAAGTGCGAACAACCTACTATTTTAACGGGTCGTTGATCACACACGCCGACGACAAACACGGCATTTACATTTTGGTCACATTCGACAAAAACGAAATGCTTGGAACATTGCAAGGCTGGTCGACATTGAAACGATGCAACGAACGCAAACAAAATTGGCGCACCGAATGGCGTTACCCGTGTTTTGCAATGCCACAAAACCAACTATGGCCAATTGACTTGTTGCCGGCCACACGCGAATTGATCGAACACAAAAAGGCGGCGGCATGACACAAAATTTTATGGACAACTATGTAGATGTCGCCACACGCCTAAAAATGGCGTTCGAACGCTGGCCCGAATTGCGTGTGCAAGAAACGGCGCGCGAAGTAATTGAAATGCCCGACAAATCATGTTTTATTAGGTGTACCGTCACGATTTGGCGCGATTTGAAAGACCCGTTGCCGGTGATCGCGTCGGCATGCGAAATTTACCCGGGTCGCACCCCGTACACAAAGACAAGCGAATCAGAGGTTGGTTACACATCGGCAATCGGTCGAGCGTTGGCCTATATGGGCATCGGTGCTAACAAATCGTTGGCGTCACGCGACGAAATACAGGCCGCACAATCACGGCAACCAACGAAACTTGCCCCGGTTGTGCCGATTGCCGATGCCGAGGTGCCGTTTTCCGACGAGGCGCCGCGCGACGAGGCGTCAAACAAACAATTGGGCATGATTAGGGCGTTGGCGCGCGGGCTAGGTTTTACGACCGACGATCAAATCAAAGAGGCTGTTGGTGCGGCGTTAGGTCGAACGCTAACATCGTTGCACCAAATGACCAAACGCGACGCCAGCAAAGTAATTGACACATTTAAACAACCGCAAACGGAAAACTAAATAACGGGCATGACCTAAGCCGTTTGCACGGCGGTTGGTGACACACGGCAACGTGGGTAGATGACCTATGCGCGAGCACAGGTCAGGCAAAACAACGGTTTGAAGTAGGGTGCTGTGCGAGGCAAAACAGCGGGCGGCCCTTACAGGTGGGTCTAATCGTCGACAAACAAAAGTTGACATACAACAAACAAACCGCAAACATAAACTTAACAACATGATCAACACGAAACAAACGAGGGCAAGCGCGACAGCGCGCGCCAGCAAATGAGCGCCGGCCACAAAGACGGGCGCTACCTGAAAAACAGGCGGGTCGTGTTGCAAGGCAACCCGGTATGCCATTGGTGCAAACGCGCACCAGCCACCCAAGCCGACCACATCATTGAACTAGATCGAGGCGGCGGCAACGAATTAGAAAACCTTGTGCCAGCATGCGCCAAATGCAACAACAAACGCGGGG